TAAACCCCTTGCTTTCCATCCAGGTTACGATGGAGTCGTTAACGCCTACACAACTTCCCTGAGGCTTAGAGCCCTGAGAGAGCCGAAATGCTATAATATCATTTGAACATTAGTTCCGTCGAAATACGTAAATATAACTATAAACTAAGCCCTTGCAAGTTATGCGCTTGAGGTACACTGGTTTAGCGTGATGGCAAGTTTCCCAGATCGACTGGCGATTTGATCGGATGCCAAAGACCGCAGCGGCTATTGCAGTACCTCAACCGCGTTGCTTCCGGCAAAAAGTTGAGACCACGTGACCTTTTAAGTAAGACCCGACGTGTAATAAAAAGTCCTGAACCAGTTTGGACTATCGGGACCACATCCACGCTGATTAACATGGATGATATGGCTAAATTTAATTCCCGTCTCAATTAAGAATAAAAATACAAAAAATAATAAAAACAGCAAAAATACTAGTCGGACTAGTAAGCCTGCTTCTAGGAGTCCTAAGGCTTCGGCAGTGGTATCTTCAGCTAAAAACTCCCTGATGAATCGGTTTTCTAGTGGTTTGAAGAACCCATTTTCCGCTGAGGCCCAAGGAATGCGCGTCCCCGATCTCTTCTCTTTTCCAACAGCAACTTACCACTTGCATGGAACTGTAGTTCTGGGAGGTGTCAACTCTCTGACTGGAGGCTCAGTCATGTTCCTACCCAATCCCCTGCTCTCTTGTGTCGACACTAAGATGATAGCCTCGGCCAGCACGTACGTTGCCACTGATGGATGTATCAATACAACTAGCATGGGTAAATACGCCAACAACTTACCCTACTTTGGAGCTGCCATAGGAACCTCCACAACTAACAATTTATCCGCGACACTTAGTACTTACCGCGTAGTATCATGGGGTATCAAGATCAGCAATCTTTTGCCAGAGCTCACTGCAACTGGTCGACTGATTGTTGCTATCGCCCCTGTCGGGGATGAAATACCAGGTTTGAATAACTTGGCCAACAGAACCTTAAGTAACAAGCATGGTGTGGCTTGTATTACAGGTATGAGCGCCGATACTCACAACTCGTCCAATATACTGAACTTGCCTAGTGGCTTTGAACTCACTTTCGGTGATCTCACACACGGCGACCTTGAGATTGCTGGAACTTATGTTTCACCAAGCTACTTCAATTTCAGAAATTCCACAGATACCACAGGTTATTCCGCCACATACGACGTTGGTGATGACCTCTTGGTAAACTCAGTTGGTGTGATCGGATCGACCAGTAACAAAGATCCGCTCAGAATGTCCGGAGGTTGTGCAATCCTCTTGTACTGGGAAGGAGTACCGAGTACCGCCCCGTGCTTGCAGGTTGAATACATTTACCACCTCGAAGGCAACCCCAACTTAACAACAACCCCAGCTGCCCCAATCGCTTCAAGTTCATTATCGAGCCTTGTCGGCAACACATCAATTGTTGAATCTGCGTTAGCAACCGTTGCAGGAACCAAAGCATTCCAATGGATTTCAAAAGGAGCTGACTTTTTAAATAAAGCTTCCAAGAACCCACTGGTTGGTGCTCTAGCAACTTTAACTATGTAAAATTAATTTTTTGCCGGGTATCGTGTAGAAGCCCATCAAACTTACACTTGGGGTTTTCGTGGTGTCACATTTCCACAGATCCCAATTCCGTGCTCACAGAGCACTGACACCTTCCGATGGTGTTTTAAACAATAGGCAACTCCAAGGTGCCAACGGGCATAAATGGAACACTCCCATCCTTGATCAGAGTTTAAAAGTGTCGTTTCCCCTCGCGAAAGTATAACGACTCGTTAAGTCTCAACACAATACGGACCCCGTAAGTCAAGTCTCCCAGAACTAGGGCCTCACCGCAGGTGACACCCCTTCCTTGACCAATGCGGCTTGCTTGTCCAAGACGTGATTACCCCATACAGAGACCTTCTACGATTAGTGATAGAGGGCGTGCCCCCAGAAATGGGGGCACCTCAGGTTAGCGGCCTTCTAATACGCTCACCTTATCCCTTTCAATGCGTAGTGTGCTATAACACTGACAGATTAGATGATAATTTTACCAATGGCAATTAATTCTAAAGTCTGGGATTTGGGCGTGGAACACTTAGTGTTCCTGCAGAGTGTGCACGGGGAACGAGCTTTGAATAAGCTTGTTACGTGTGCGCTGTCGCACAACATGTGGGCGTGTTTGTGCACGGATTATACCAAGTATCCTGCATATAGTTCTACCCGTCTGTCCAATCATTGGGTGCCGTCAAGGCAAAGTTGGCAGACGTTATTCCCCACATGCTTACCATTGAATGGTTCATGTGGGGAATATCCCCCTCAATCTCATGCTAGTCTAACTAGTGTGAGCGTGTGGCCACATACGAAGGTGGTAAAACGGACCGGCCGTTCAAAGGTCTTCGTGAGTTCCGAGTTGTCCGGGACACATGGAGAATGGACTTGTTCCGATGATTTGGACAACCCCGGTCGTGTAAGAAGGA